GGCTGTTGTTGTTGCGGTTCTTCCTGTTGCTGCGGTTGCTGTGGCTGCTGCATATATTGTTGTTGCTGTTCTTCCTGCTGCTGCATTAATTGCTGCTGACGCATATATTCTTGTTGTTGCTGCATTAATTGCTGCTGCTGCCGTAGATTAAATTGCGGTTTCTGTTGAGTAGATTGCTCCATTAATTGCTGCATATTAGGCTGCCGCTGCTGTTGCTGCTCTGGCTGTTGCATATATTGTTGTAAATCAAATTCAGGCTGTTGCTGCTGTGGCTGTTGTTGTTGCGGTTCTTCCTGTTGCTGCTGTGGCGGTTGCTGAAATTGCTGCTGCGTTTCGTTTAATTTTGGCATTCTGTCGTAAGCTTCTGTTTCCTTTTTTTCTTTAAATTCTATTAATTCTTTTTCCATACCATGTGCAATCAATTTATGACGAATATCTGGATCATAAATTCCTTCAAGATTTACCCCGTATTTTTCTAAAATAGAAGCATTTTCTGCTTTATAAAATTCTATTTCTTTTGGAGTAGTAGGATATTTATTATTCTTGGATGGTGGATTAGTAAAATAGTTCACAATCTCTTGACGCATCTTTACGTCAAGGATGCCTGTCATGTCATAACCACTTAATTTAAAAATGGCTGCGTTTTCTTTACTCATATTTTCTTTTTCAGTCGGGCTGAGATATCCCCTGTCTTCTTTTGCTCGTTTTTCTTTCCCCACTTCGATGAATTCGTCTATTTTCTTATTACGCGCATCAGGATCATGAATTTGTGTAAGATCAAGCCCTTCTTTCTTCCATTGAGCATCTTCTTCGTTTCTAAGCATTTGCTGATGCTCTGTAAGGGGTGCTTTGTTTTTTGAGCCTATTGGATTAAGGGTGCTTTTGGTAACTTCTTTACGCGCTGCAACATCTCTAATGCCTTTAACATTAATACCTTTTTCACTTAATTCAACATCGTCGTTTGCTTGATTTTCTATCTGATGTTTACTGCGATACCCTTTCAGATCTGCTGTTCGTTGTTCGTCATCTGCTTTTAATTTATTAGCAATAAATTGTTGACGCGTCAATTTATCACGGTAACCACGGAGATTTATACCTAAAAGGTCGCCAGCCACGTTTTCTTCATCGTATTCTCTTATCACCTTTTGTTTTTTCTCAAACTGATCATATAGTTCTAAACCTTTTCCAAAAGCATTTGAAAAACGTTCGCCTATACTTGGACGTCTAGGACCTAAATCAAATCTTGGAATTGTCATGTTTCACCTTTTAAAATTGAGAACCAATACCATAACCTGTAGCAGCACCTTTTAACGCACCAGCTGGACCACCTGCAAAGAAACCTAAAGCCCCACCACCTAAAGCACCTAAAGCCCCGCCCCATCCTGATGAATTCTGCTGTTTCCCGAACACATTTCTTTGAAAAGGTCTTTGTCCCATTAAGTCAGTACTCATACCATGAAGATCTTGCTGTGCCTGACGCATGAGGTTTTGGCGATTAGATTGCAATTGCTGAGCAAAGTTTGATGATGCCGATGTAGCAGAATTTTGGAATCCACTTGATCGTCTTCCTCCCATTCCCATACCGCTAAATCGAGAAGCAAGTCCACCCATTTGACTACTAAATTGCTGCATTGCTGGCGATTCCATTTCGTCAAACGTAGATTGATCACCGCCTGCCAGTCTTGAAAGGTAACTATCAGGCCCTACATTCTGCATCCCCTGACCCATTAACTGCATTTGTTCAGGTGTAAAGTTTTGCATCTGCATCAATTTATGCTTGTTAGGAAGGATGTCCCCTTGCCATCGACCTTTAGACATAGTTACAGGGTTTTTCATACCATAAGCCATAAGTTACCTCATTTTTTCGCATGTTAACATTTTAAAAATTTATTGTCATAACTCATGTTTCTGAAACCCATTCTAATATGATTTTTCCTTCAGAAATAGCTGGCTGAGTCCCATTTTGTACAAACTTAATTAGATCAGTATTGGGAGAGGCGTCAGTATCGATATAGAAAAAAACCTGACCTGCAACTAAAACACTAGTACCGAAATTAATGCCGAACCAAGCTGTTTTACTAGAATTTGTATAGACACCCCAGCATCTAGTAAATTCTGAAATAGTCTTAATTTTAAATCCTATAGGGATATCTGCAAATGAAGTAAATTTATATACTTGTCTTAAGCCCTGCTGTTTCTTATTTTGTTTTAAAAACCACTTTTCCCCATTTATTGAGGGTCTATTTGTTGAAAAAATTCCTATCGTTCTATCATTTACAACAAGAGAAGTGTCAATATAAGACTTGGTTAACTCAACAGTAAGTTGTTTCAAATCCTCTGGAAACTCTCTAGAGGTGCGTAAGAATGGTATTTGGTTAGTTACTTTATTCATATCACACTAAAAGTTGGCTTGGTGATACCTCGAGAACAAACCCGTGTAGCTCGATTTCAGCGTTAGCATTTAAGTTAGCTACTGGAGTTGCATTTCCCCCTGATGTGTAAGCTGTAAACCCTGTGGAATCAACGTTAATTGTCACTGTTGTAAGTGTAGAAGAAATTACCTGCCAAACTTTATTATTCAATTGGAACATTCCAGCTACATCTTTTATAAGAATAAGGGTTTTAGCAGCAAAGCTAGCCGTGGAATTCAAAACACAAGGGTATGATTGTGTTGCACCAGTAATATTTTCTGTAGTTGAAATAGGCTCTAAACTTCTAATTTGTTCATCCGAAAGAGTAAATCCAATCTGAACCGTATCCCCAATCAATGATGTATTCATTCTATGCCATAATTGAGATTGCTGAATAGCTGTGGGGGTTTGTAAATTTGAATTTGCGGGAGTTAAACCCAAATTAGTGCTTTCTGAGCATGTGTAAAGTATATTAGAGTATATTAAACTTCCGTTTGTAGAAAGTAGATCTGGTTCAATAAATCTTTCATTATATGCATTACTAGAATTCTGGCTTAAGAATATCTGTAGAGTGATTTGTGAGTTTTCTGTTTTCGTAAATAAATACTGTTGCGGTCCTATTCTAGTCTTTCTAGACATAGCCCATGATACTGGAAATTGCTTAGTTTGTATTTGAGGGAAATAAATCCTTGTTATCGTCCCTTCACCAAAATAGATTTGCGATGTGATTTCAGGATTTGGATTCAACCTGAATGTGTTTTCTGTGATATTGAACACTGAAAATGTTCGTCCATTTAAAAACTGTCCTACATTTCCTATACAATTATCAATTTTTATATAATCCCCATTCAATAGATTATGAGAGGGTGATGTTATAATATTGCCAGCCCCGTTTATACTCTTAATATAAAGGGATTCACCTTCACCGATCCCAACATCTCTAATGATCAAAAATCCTTGTTGATTTCCAGCCAATACTTGTTGATTAAGTAAAGTCGATTCTGCCGAATCCCACGGATCTGTCCAATCATTCCAAGTAGGATACGTTTTGCCAACTGTCGCCCAAGTAAACCCAGTTTGTTTTCTAAAAGCTCCATATGTCGTATATGTTTCTTTAAAAATGGCCCATGATTCATCTCTGTAATTATACATTAAAGTTTCATTAGGAAACTTTGTTGTACTACTATCTATATCATTTGCATTATACGTAAAATATATCCATTCTTTGATAAAATCCCTAACAGAACATAATCTTTCATTTCCATTGTTTTGCAAATTAATTTGAAATACCTGATCGGGAATATCTAAATCAAATCTCTGTGTATTTGTCTGGTTTGTGATTAAATAACCACGTGAACCTCTAGTTAAAACGCCAGAGTCAGTTGTAATGCTGCTGAATGTAGAAGCGTCGCCGTATTCAGAATTTATCGTGTAGAAGTTTAGAGGTATAATATCGTCACCTGTGTAAACCACTTTTGCTTTCTGAGAGCTAAAACCTACAATTAAAACATCTCCATTTGCTGCAACGGTAGTTAAAGGTTGGGCAATACCTGCTGATATCCATCCCCCAAATCCCGTTTGATCTCCAAACCAAGCCGCGGAAACTGATGTTTGATTTTCAGGCAATAGCATAGGAAAAAACACATTTCCTGAAGATGTAGGCGTATCAATAGTTGCAGTTGGATTATTTACATATGAGGCAGTATAATAAGGCGTGCCATTCTCACTGTAAACAATCGTGTCCTGAAGATAAATAACTTTCCCAGCAGAATTTTGTATTACTGGACCTAGGAAAAGAAGCCTATCCTTGAAAGTAACGATCATTCTAGCGTTTATCAAATAATATTGATCAGCTGGTGCATTAGCTATATTGTAGTCAAATTGACTAAGAGGCGGGCAGAAGTTAACCCATCCTTTTCCTGTAGTTAGTGTAGGTGTTTCATTTCCGTCTGTTGGATCCCCATCATACCATCTCATGCAGTCTTTCGTTTTGTCTGATCTATTTGTCAAGTATTGGACTATACCGCCACTGATCCAAGCTCCTGCAATACTAGAATTTGGAAATATTACTGTAATCTGATTTAAAGCGGGTATTGCGGTGACATAACCCGTTTGAAAATTGATTCCTGATATTCCAATAATTTCATTTATAAATACAAAATCACCTATTACAAGTCCGTGGTTAGTCGATGTAGTAATTGTTACTGTTGTAGGTGGAACAACCGCAGCAATCGTAACTGCTGATATCGTATTGAATTGCATCCCTAAATTTGTAGATGCAAAAGGTATAGGAATCCCGTTAGTGGCAAATAAAGCACCTTCATAGTTCACAGTCCAAAACTGCTGGTAATCTTTACCGTTCCATGTCACTGGTGTAGAGTTTGTTTTAGGAACATATCCTGGTAAAGAAGCGGATACGGCAGCATTCTTGTAAAAACTAACATCGTAATTTGGGTATGGGCTGGATGTAACTACGTTGTAAGAGTATTTAGTATCAAATGCTAATGTTAGAGGAAACTGGTCTGATTCTAATTGTAAATCTTCAACCCCCATAACTGGGAGACTTGGATGATACCTAAACGAAACTAAGGTAACAGCTCCTGCCCCACCACCAACTATTGTAACGGCACCAGTAGCATAATTAATAGTTCCTGAACCAGCGGGATTTCCATTTAAAATTCCAAGTGTTTTAACGCCTAATAACACATCTTTATATTCGTTAGCACCTACTGTAAGCGTAAGACTTCCTGATTCGATGTTTCCATTCGTTTCTAAGGAAAAGCTAGTGAGGATATTTCCACTTCCACCTGCAAGGTTAAAAGTAGTGATAGATCCATAAGAAGGAATAGCAGAATTAAAATACCTTGTTAGTCTTCCAAGTGTCTCAGTACCCCTCTTTCGCTTTACACGCCCCCGCCATTGATACGCATTGAATAATTGGGGGAAAGATCCATTATCAATGTTAAATGGCAACACATCAAGCTTTAAGCCACTTTGAATTGGACCGACTACAATTTTTTCTGCCATCTTAGTTTCCTATCGCCATCCAATAAAAACCACGATACTCAGATGTTACTGCAGTAGATTTCCAATCGAACGATGTTGGACTTAAACTAAATGAACTTCCAGACGTTCTTATGCTTACACTTGCTGAAATAACAGGTACAGTACTTCTATAGAGTAATGTAGTTTGTATAGAAAAACAATTGTTAGGAAACGCTATAGCCCCTGGCTTTCTATCTTTAAAAGTAACTGTACCTGAGGCCCCTGGTGGAAATGGGTTTGGTCCTGGTACAACAGGTGGGGCTACTTTTCCCCATTGTATTAAAATACTGCCAACCCATTGATACCCGTCACTTTGAGCTGGATCAGTTATCAAAGATCCCGTTAATTGAGATACTCCTACCCCACTAGCATTTCCATTGCCATTTGTAGTAAACAATTGTGTTTCTGGAGTTCCTCCCACCGTTGTATCTGGCGTATATAAAGCCGTGAATATTTGATTTATTCCAGGGATTCCTGAAGGAAAGTTAGTAAAAGTAGCTCCAACTCCTGACCTTGCTCTACTTGAAGGTATTTCATGGATTATCTTATGATAACCACCCTCATTTTCATTAAAAGTAACGTGATCGACTTCTATCAAACCATTAACACTATTAGTATTTTCTTGGATTTTAGGTTGATCATTCGTGGGATTATTAGGCCCATTAGGGATATTTTCATTATAATTGAACATTGTCATATTGTGTTTCCTCCTCCAAATCCACTAAATCCTGATTGTCCAGATCTCATGCCTTGGCTGTAGATTGTTTCTGTCCTTGTGCTGGTCCATTGTCTCTGTGATCTTTTCCATACAAGCATTTCTTGCTCTCTAAATAACGGTTCGTAAAACTGTAATTGTTCTATATCGCCCGTGTCACTCAATATCTTTCTTGCAGCTCCTCTGGCTATATACTCAGCCATGTAAGCAAACTTTAGTCCACTAGTTGTGTTTAAGTAGGAGGTAGGACTTAAGTAAGCATCCATTTCCACGAGATATTGCCTAGAAGGAGGTACACGTAAAGTAATTGTATTGTTATAGAATAAAATAGACCTAGGAATTCCAGTTTGAAAGTAATTACACTGACCATTGATATGAGCACCATTAGGAATAGCAGCGGGAAAATACACATTCGTTGCAACTCCAGTGAAATAGTTTATAACGTTTTGCAAACTAGATACTGTTCCCCCCGAAGTGTACGCGGTGAATCCTGTAGAGTCGACGTTTAAGGTTACAGTCGTAGGTGTGACAGATGTCACTGTATAGGTGTTCCCATTGAGTTCTGTCATGCCTGAAACACCAGATATTAGAACAATCTGACCCTCTTCAAAAGAAGTAACAGCTGTTAAAACAACAGAAGACGATTGAGTAGCTCCTGTAATAACAAATGATACTTGATAGCCATTTGGTGATGCTGAATACCCAAATGGAGCCTTACCTGGAACCATTAAAAGTCCGTAATTCTGATTACCCGTTAAGAACTGACCGCTATCTTGTACTATAATATTTGAACCATCGTTACCAGTAGCCGTGAAATAAACAGCTGGTTCAATACTCGTTGATGGGATATTCAAGTTTAATGTAGTACCGAATACGGGGTCTACATTCAATCCAGTTGCAACTATCCCATACATATCGACATGACCGCGAACAATTGCATTGATAGGTGTGTTGTATGGAGGATTAGGCGGGTTGTTATTTGGGCCTATTGGGAATGTTAAAGTATAAGGTCCAGCAGTACCATTGCCAGTTGCCAAAACAATTGAGTTTTGTACAATATTTGGGAATGAACTGTAAAAATGTTGTTTTTGAGTTTGAAAAGCAACTTGAACCCCATTTATATATGCGGGACCTAAAAACCCTTGATAAACGGGATACATATTAATACTTTGAGTAAAATTATCCCCTAACTCTGTTTGGACGTCATACATGGGCATATTATATCGATCGACGCCTGGAGTTGTTTGAAAAGAATATTTTGTCTTCAAATCAAACAACTGAATCCTAGCGTCTACGTCCATAATCCAGAAACGATTAATATAATCTATAAGAAGGTCATTACTAATCGAGGCATTTGAAGGACTCTTAATGATTCTTCTTATATATGTTATAATGTCGCTTACTAGATTCATTAAAAGTTTGCTCCCATAAAGACTGATTTACGGCTACTCACTGGAATTGCGTCAAGTCTTTGGATTATATTATCAGCAATAATAGTGCCATGATACGTTCCCATGCCATCAGAAGAAGTAATTGAATTTTGCTGCATTGACAATCTATGGTAGCGACATTTCTTGATCTGTTCTGCTAGATATCTAGGACCCCATACTGGCTTATTTACTGGCACTTTCCACCACTCTGCTGGCATACCTGCAAAGGGCTTAGACCAAAGATCAATATCTTCGCCAATAATTTCTTTGTTTTCAGCTATGAAATGAACATATTCTTTTGCATATTCATACTCTTTTCTGTAATCTTCATTGAACTTTTCTCTGCTTCCAATAGATCTATGAGGCTTTAAGTAAATTTCTTTTGATTTAGATATTTCTGACTGTGACAATTTCGTTTGCTGCTCGACTTCCAGCTTTGGAGCTTCATTCATTCTGTCGACTGTCAATGATTGAATATTTTCATCATATTTCTTAAATTGCTCTTCAGCACTATCTAATTCTCTTTCAGCTAGTGAAGAAGTAACCTTTGGTTTTTTAAAATCTGTCATGTAATACCTCTAAGGGCTAATGTTAGTGAATGAACCTGGTATATATAAATTCAAATTTAATCTACCATTACTATTAATTTGTCCGCTACTTACATCACCTATAGCAATTATTTGAGGAGATTGCTTTGATGTAGCAGCTATGTATTGATTCACGTTTGTAGATGAATCTATGGTTATTTCTACTTGTGTCGTTGATGGAATTGATACCACATATCCAAAAGAATTATTTAATTGAAAGCACCCAAATTGCGCGGGAATCAACAATTTAACCTGCTGACTTATAACATAATTATGTTCCTCTGATGTTGTTACCGTTGTCGTTTGTCCTAAACTTACATTAGAAATAACAAATCTGGATGGTTTGAAAAACTCAGGCTGTATAGGAGGGTTTCTATAAAGAGGTGTTGGATAACTAATCACAGTGCCCATACTTGTCATATATACCTATAAAAAGGGAGAGATTTCTCTCTCCCAAACATGCATGTTTAAATAAATTACTACAATACTATTGAAGGTGATGGGTAACTAATATCATGAAGGAATGCCCTCCAGTAAATTACATTACCAGCAGCTCCAACAAGTGCTGACGTTGTCAGATTCGTACCCGCTCCAATACCAATAATAAAGCCCATTCTTGTATTATTAACAAAAGCGCCTTGAATAGCTGGCCCATTGATTGTATTGAATAGCGTGTTACCGATAGGTCTATACTGAGGAGAAGGATATAACTCAGACCCCGCAGATATTTGAACGCCACCAGTATTTATATCGCCAACAGCAACGATTTGAGGCCAAGAAAGTCCAACAACACTTGCCACGGTTGCATTGCTATTAAACGGTGTAAAAGCAGTAGAATCAAAGTTAACTACCACAGTGTTATAATTCGTTACCGCAATTACATAACCATAGATCGGTGATCCTGGAATTGGAATATTTGGTAGAGAGTTTAACTGAACTGTACCCCAACTATGTGTTGGAGATGAAGGTATGCGGAACGCCACTTCTTGACCAACAACAAAGTTATGTGCATTTGTTGTGCTAATAGTAGTGTTTACGCCTAATGTAATAGCGCTAATAAAGGTGTGACCTGGAAAATACAAGTAAGGATATAAAACCCTCTTAACTGTAGATCCTACTGGTGACCCTGTTAAAGCGGTAAAATTAGTTTGGTTAGTATTCCATGGAATACTGAATGTTGTAGCTCCAGTTACTGTTACAGTGAAAGGAATCCCTGCAATTTGAGGCATACCAGTTGTTGAAGTCTGATATAAACCTTGAAACGTAACAACATCGCCAGAAGTCAGGCCGTGTGCAGCTGTTGTTGTAACAACCCCTGCTGCCGCTTTAGTAATACCAACAATGTTTAAAGTAGGTCCAAATTGTAGCAATTGGCCAGCATTAAACGTGCTAATACCATTAGCAACAACAGTATCCTGAATTAAAGTAGGTGTTGCGTTATAACCTTGCTGAACTGCAAAACCCTGACCCATATTTGCATCCCATCGACCAGAAACAACCGCTTGTGATGTAGGAGCTGCAAATGTTGCAGAGTAGTTAAAAAACTCTACATAATCAGGTCTAAATGGCAAATTAATAGCTTGCGCACCACCCGTTGATGTAAATCGGCCTTTCGCCATTCTTGAATATTCAGTCATATTAAACACTCCATAAGTTTGATGAGCGTGTACACATAAGATTTCGGATAGCCGTATCTTGAGTGATCGCTTGTGCTTGCGCAAACTTAACGGCTAACGTAGCATTCTGCGCTAGCATACCAGAGTAATAAGGATCACGATAGATCAGGTTCATGCTATAGCCGTCCTGATTAATATGCGTAATAGCCTGCTTACCAAGCACTGTATTATAGTAAAGGTCATTTGTAGTACCTACACTATTAGTAACAGCGTTTCTAGCTACTGGAGCCTCAGAACTTGTTAGAATTCTGATATTAGCTACAGAACCATATTCAGATGGCAATGCAGAGGCATTAGTAGGATAATTCCACTGTGAAATGAAACTAATCGAACCATTACTACCTAAAGCATCAAAATCTGACTGTAGTTCAGTTGAAGATAGCATAAAATATGCTGATCTAACTGGGCCAGTACCGAATCTATCCATGCCTTCAATACCAGTCATAAACTTATAGGCGTTATTACTATCGAGTGTAGTAGCTACTAAGCTAAAATCTGTCAAACCCATATTTGTCGGGTTAAAACCGTTTGAACCTCCACCACAATTTATTGGGGAGGCAGCTGATACAACAAAATCACGGAGGATTAAATCCTCTGCTTGACGCATTGCTACTGCTAAACGCTCTGAAACCCAAGCTAAAACACCCTCTTGATCTTGCAAGATTACCTGTTCATTAATGATGCACTAGCTGTTACTTTGATGACCATGTAAAGTAAATTTACATGGCGGAGAGTCTTGTCATTCCTCTCTCAATGGCTCTCACCATTGTTCAGACTATATCTTCACTTCTGCGGTTACAGAGTGCCTGGCGTGTAGTCGTTGAGGGTTCTCTTTCGAGCCTTCCCTGCTGATTGCCCATTGTTACATCTATCAGATTTTCACACTTTGGTACTGATAGCTTTAGGGGTTTCCAGCATATAGCCAAGTTTTATGTGATCTCTAACCATTTTGAGATTCACACAACAGGCTGCCACTCTTATTTAAAGCCACAATTTAATTATGCAGCTAATTTTTCAGAGTAAACTTCTTTACCTGTTCCAAAAAAAGACATTGACGCATCAATGATATCTCTCTGAGGCACTTGTGCTGGTGGATCAATACCAGAATTTCCCAATTGAACAGTGGGTGGCTGTAGCGCTCTTGGGCGCATAAAGCGACAAGTGGTTCCGCCATTGGCTGGCATGGATATCTTCATTCTGTTACTTTGGTGACCATATTTATATGGCGGGGAAACCTCTTCGAATCTCCCTCATGACCTTATTGTTATCCGTCATGTTCAGACTGTTGCATCCCCTTTCGGAGTTCTCTCGCTCAGTCGTTCACGGTGCTTTCGCTTCCGCCTCGTCACCCCATCGGGCTTCCGAGTCAATCAGAGAGAATTTTACTGCGACTAGATGTATAATCTTTTGTTAATCGCAGACTGTAATATAATTCATTGTAGGTGTAGGGACGTAAAGCATTGCGGGCGCAAGCGACTGCAATATCATTGGTCCTAAATTGCCTGTAGTAGTAATCGACATAAAACCCCAATTTGAGGATTCATATTGATATGATGATCGGTGAACGAGCCTAACTTACATTCTTCTTCGATCATATCGGATGATAGTTGCGATGCTATCTTACGCGATTTGCTCGTAACTCAGAGCGGAGAAATTTATAGATAACATATATAGTATTTTTTATACAAAAAAAGAATTGATTATTCAACAGGATGCAATCTTTAGCCATCCTGTTTCTTTATAAAATGTAAAAACTACTTATCCCATTCTTAATCTGTTCTTCAATTCTTGCATTTTATCATGCGCGCTTTTCTGTCCCGCCTGACTAAAATCGGCTTGCTGACCCGCATAAGGAGACGTTCCCATACCTGTAGGCTGGTAATATGGTCCGCGACGATTAGCATCCACTTTCTGTTGTATCGACGAATCTGTGGCTTTAGGTTTATCAATTCCGAGTTCTTTTATGTTTTGATACACGAGTTTTTGCCTATCGAATCCTTCAGGCATTCTTAATATCGTCTCAGCTAGTTTTGGAGCCCTATTTGCAAACTTCTCAGCATGTTGTAAGACATCATAGAAGTCTGGATTGTTTTCCAGCCACATCTCTTGTTTTAATTCTTCTTTTGCTGAGTTTTTGGCTCTTTCCATCGCTTTTTGGATATCTGATTGAGTTGATTGGCCAAAACTGTTCATAGTTTTTATAAGCTTTTTTTTATCAATGTAAGGCTCATTATCATCTTCTTCTTCTTCTACAGCAGCCTTTCGGTTATTTGCTTCTCTGACTTGTGCCTCAGCATGTTCTCTTGCTTGCCTTTCTTGATCTAAGGCTCTTTGGTATTTTTGTTCAAGTGCTCTAAAGTTAAATTCTTTGTCACTTGTTTGTTGTTGTTCTGCTTGATTTACTGATGCTTGATCTGCCATGATATCCTTTTTAGTGCCCTTAACGCTGGGTAGCGGTTAGGAGTTGTTTTCATTAAACTTAAATTTTTATTTATAGGCAAGATGATAGATTTATAACTAAAAATATGAAGAAATGTTATAGAATATCAAGAGGGAAAAAATGAAACTAAATAGATTAGAAACTCACGATCGATTACAACACTTTAAGAAAGATCAGTCCTTAAATGTAGCTAAAGGGGCAGAAGATTGTCTAAAACGTAATCCCGACAGCTTGCTGATTCAAGACAAATGTCCATACATATATCTCTTTGCCCATCCTAGAACTGCTGAAGATGGTGTGACTAAAATAATGTATTGGCAACCTAGAATATCAAGGCCTACACCCCAAACAAACTCCTATTGCTTTAGAGCAATATCTAAGACAGATAGGATTGAAGTTTGCTGGCTATTACCACCACAAGAGACATGGGGACAATATGAGAAAGGAAAGGTAACAGAAAATCAAGATGTTAAATGGTCTATTGAGATGTTTAAAGCTAATTTTAAGATTTTGGATGATGCCCACCCTGAAGATCTACCAGAAGAAAGACAGAAAGCTATACTTAGGCAAGTACTAACTGAGATTAGACAAGATTCAATGATGAATAAGCTATATTAGCAACAAAGCACTAAGCCATAGACTTAGGAGGCTTACCCTTATTTGATTTAGGGGTTACCTTTACACCTTCCCATTCAATAATACGTCCAACTGGATTCTTTATAGCTGTTCCGTAACTGTCACCCATACCTATAGAAGATTTAGGGGTATGTGCAATCATTGGTTTCTTATTCTTCATAGTTACTTCTTGGCTTTAGCTGTAGTAGCTTTTTTTGCATTGTTTGCTAAGGCACCACCTGGAAGGCCAATCTTCACACTAGTTGCTCCCTTGCCAGCTCCGCCAGTAACTGTAATATTACCCTGAGTATAGGCGTCGGTAGATGTCTTAGTAGATGTAGCCGTTTTAGTTGCTGTCTTAGTATCTGTTGCCGTTTTAGGCGTTGCTTTCTTAGGCTCTGCAACTGCCTTAGAAGGTGCTTTCTTAGTCTCTTCTAATGCCTTGGAAGGTGCTTTCTTCATCACTTCAGCTATTTTAGGCTTTCCAACCACTTTTAAGGCTGCTTTCTTAGTATCTGTATGTTTCATATTATTTTTATCCTGTCCCATCTACACACATAGTTGTAACTCTTCCAAAAGGCAAAGTATCCACTTTATCTTTAGGATTGCCTACATGTCCTATTGGTTGTTTAATGCCAACACCATAATGAGTTCCAGCATTGATGAATGAAGATGACCTTTGATCATATTGTGGACAACGAAAATCCCATGGGGAATTCTTTCCATCAATCGGCTTATCGATTTCTCTTTGCTCTTTAACAGATGCTGGATCTTTAAAACCTGATATTGTATTGATCTGCTCTTTTATTCTTTTCATATGATCCTTGTAAACGGATTTACATTTAAAAAGGTTGGTGCGCTCTATTTACAGAGATTTAATGCTAGCACGGCACCAACCAAAAATTAGTTTCTGTAACCTGGTTGCTTCATTGGCTTGGATTTAACTTGCTTTCCAGCTTCAACCTGTGTTGCTTTGATAGCTTCTGTTGTGTCTTCATACTTCATAACAGATCCAGAGCCTTCAGCACTAGACATGTCTTTAGTATGCACGCCTTTTGGAAATTGAGGAGAACCTGAACCCGCAAAAAAGCTGTGATCATCAATCCTCATGCCACCTGAAGCCTGATTTGATGCTCTTTGTTGACTACCTGCCATATTATTCCCCTTGAGCCTTTTGACTCTTGTAATTTAAATATATTCTTATCATTTATTGCATATTTTGCATAGGCATTTGTTGACCATATTGAGTATCTTGCTGGCCTTGCATTTGATCTTGCTGTCCTTGCATTTGATCATCCATTCCCTGTGAACCTTGCATATCTTGAGGATTCTGCTGGCCTTGCATTTCTTCTTGTGCCATTACATTCATGCCAGCTCCTAAAATCTGTTCCATAAACTTATTAGATTCTGTTCTTTGGTGCACTTCTTGCTTCTCGAGTTCTTCTTTTTGCATGAGTCCGTAATCATCAATTTTAAAAATATTTTCTTGATATTGTGTCTCTATTTTACCAAATTTTTCAGCATTCTCAAGCATTGAGGTTATTGCTGCCTGTTTCTCTTTAAGAGTCATGGCTTTATTTCGTTCAATCATAGATAGTCTTTCTTCATAAAGTCCAAGATTGCTTTCAGATCTTGAGTGATCTTCACGCGCACGGGCTAGATTGCTCATAGCTTTAGTCATCATCTCTTTAAGCTTAGCTTCTTCAAATGCATGCTGAATGTTTACAGCCTCAGATTGTGTAGCGTTCTGCTGCTCTTCTTGCTGCTGGAGGAATGGAATAATCTCACCCTTACCAGTTATATTAAGTTTCGGTATAATCATGGAAGGAGGAAACACCTCTCTACCAAATGCATTATTAATATCCATCATCTGCTGAGCTTGCAAGTTTTGCTGGGTGGGTGTTAGATCGGCTTCTTCTACCACTGTTTGATACTTAGCAAATATACGGCTGTAGAAGTGAGGAGAAGGCTCTTCACCGATAAGCAAACTAACTTTAGCCTCATTCCAATTCTGTAATGCAATGTTTAGTAACATTGTTCCTGTTAATTTCAAAGCCTGATCCCATTGATCAAAGTATTTTTGGAATGGCAAAAGGTTAGCATCTTGCTTCATCATAAGAGTTAGTGATGAGATTTGTTTTTCTTGTTGCCCTGACCAGTTTTCAAGGTCTATTCCTGACGTTTTAAACACTAGATCCGACATTTGTTGCGCTAAAGCTAAATCAGATTCAGGAACAGCACTTGGAATGATTTTCTGAACATCTGACATTTCATAACCATCATTGATGATGATGTCGAATCCCTGACCTGATTTTTTAAGGTTATCCTCGTTGGCTACGGCTCCACTCTTACGCATCCATCCAGCATTTATGGTTGCTGCTGCAATATCGTTGTTATTGATAACTTTGTAGCTAAACAGCATCTGTGGCGATCGCATTGGAAACACTAGTGATCTAGACCTTAAATCAGGCTGATTAATATGTGGATCATAGTTCCAGAAGTTTGGGATAAATGGGCACTCTGAACCATCCCACAGAGGGTTAACGCCTTGATACATAAGCTGATCATTTAAGATAACACATACCTTCCAGCATGGTGCTTCAACAGTCACTGGCTCCATATCATGGATGTTATATAGTATTTGCTCTAAATTACCATCTCCACCCGCATAATCAAAGAATTGATTCCTACTTTTACTGTATAGTCTTTTCTTTGTTTGCTTAGATTTATACCATACATACGAAAGAACCATAAGATCATTACGAGCCATATTATAATTTTCAGGCAGAAAATAGAATGATCCGTTTCGTTGAGGTGTTCCTGGCATTGGCCTAAGATTTTTTACTTTTCCGGGGAATCTGCTATCTGCTTCTTGTTTCGATATGTATTCTTGGCACCATACTAAATTCGCATCTGAGGCGTCGGCCTTACGAAAATGAGTGTCAATCATGAAAGAATTGTATTCCCAAATCTTTATCTTTAATTGCCCTTGTGCTGGATCGTCACCCGTGTAATCTAAATAGGGTTGTATCAAATTCATACCAGCAATTGCAGCAAGCTCACAGCTCTTTGAAAAGTCCTCATGTATCCCCTCTTTACGAGTGACATTTGACATAAGTTTTGTATATTGATCGGTAGTCTTTGGATCTGCTCCATCAGCTGGTTGATAGATAATACTCTTTCGCCTTTGTCTCTGCCTTCCTGTAACCATGTTAACGGGCTGTTGAATTAGGTTGAAGTAATAAGATTGGGGGGAAATACCCGGACTAAATGAAAAGCTTCGATTGATAATTGACTGATTACCAGCATAAAAAAGGGTGTCAATATTAGATTGGTTCCAGCGACTTTGTTCCAGAGGCTGTAACTTAGCATATATATTATCTAAATATTGCCTAACATTACCAGAATTGGGTTCCATCCCATCTTGCCAAGGCGGTATATATAAACTCAAATTAGCCCCCTAAAATATCTAAATTATTAAGGCTAGAAAATATATTAAATATTTTATTATTGCAAGACTAGCCGAACATAGAAGACCTCGAATCAAACCTGCTATGCATGTACTGTTTCTGTGATAAAGCTGCTTGCTTTTGTTCAACTAGACTTGGTTGATTAGTAATAAGATGCATTCCTGTTGCTAAAGTCCTGAATGCATCGGCACCATGAGAAGCCCAGTTATGTAACGGACAAGACTTATAGCATCCAAGCCTTTCATCCCAATCTTTCTTGTAGTTCTCTAGACATTTGATTAATTGTGAGCATTTTCGTTCATCAAACCAGCATCTATTTAGTAAACCACGAACCGCATCAATACCCGGTATGATATCCATTTTCTTGGCGGGTATTAGATTATAACCCATCTTTCTTGCAGCTAATTGCCTTGTTTGCCCTGTGGTATACTCATGAACCATGATATCGTGGGGTGCAATATGCTTATCGTAAACATATTCTTTTGATTTAACAACACCCAGCCAATGAGATAAACTTTCACCTGATCCCTCATCATAATCAATTATTCTTATTTCTTTCTGATAGATTTGAAAGTAAATAATTGAAGTAGCGTCATTGTAACCAAGATCCCAAGCGGTATATACTGGCAATTGCTCATCATAAGGAATAAAACCTATACGCTTTTCTGACCTGACTTGAGTCATTAACTTACCGTAATAAGTACCAATATTAGACTGCTCCCAGCTCTCTTCTGACGTACTTGGATACTCTCTGCGCATATTATCGCCTTGAGTATTAAACCTTGCAGCATACCAGTTCTTCTGCTCATCATCGAGGTCTATTCCAATACCTAGTAAGTGATCAAAATAATCTGTAAGATATTTATCGAATGGCAAACTATTCCCTATCCTGTATTCAGGCTCTTTGTGCCAAGGAAAGAAATGAAACTTAAAATCCAGCTTAGATAAATCCCTACCTCTACGCTTCTCGGCAAGCTTACAAATATCGTAAAAGTACCCTTCTCGACCTTCAGCCGTGCTCTCAATAAAGACGTATTGTCCAGCTGCAACAGTGTTAAGTGATCCAGTGACAATCTCCTCGGCCTTATCAGGATATTTAGCGCAGATCTTGCCAAATTCTGATATATGCAAATATTGAAATGTAGACGATCTTAATGATGTACCAATACGCAATGAACTACCATTACTGAACTTGAGCATCTGAGCCGTATCATTGTCAGCTGTAACTAATCCCTTAATTTCTGCGGGAAGATTGTCATAAGCAAACTTAACGCGTTTGAACATGTGCTGAGCATCTTCAATAGTATGTGCAATAATACCTGCAGACTGATTAGTGTTAAAAAGGCAACGATCAAGAAAAAGTAAACAAATAAATGTAGACATGCCAAGCTGACGAGCTTTAAGAATAACATTACAATACCACATGTTTTGAAATAGCTCTTCTTGAGCCCAGTTAAGCTTAAATGTGATCTTTTGACCTTGCTTATTAACAATGTTGTATAGGTTGTTGATACGCCAATACGGATCTTTTAAATTATTCTTGTACTGGATCATTCACAAGATCCTTTGAGGTGTTTATTGCTTCTTGATAAAGTAAAATCACTGGATTGATGGGGTCGCCTGAAATTTTTGTTTCTGTTTTATCACTCCAACCATGCCAGTTACATAGTGCCATTTTAGACATAGTTGTGTTTAATTTATTTAACAAAGATCCATTAAATATTTTACTTTCTTGTATCAAGTAAGCTAAATCATAAGCGTTGCGAAACTTTTCATTTGAACTTGACCAATCACGTAAATAATCTGGATGTAATCCATTTTCTAAACAAAAATCTTTAAACCAGATATTTTTCTCTATTTTATACCATTCTAGTAAATCATCGGCAAATTTCTCTACCACCTCAGTGGTGTATTTTTTTGGTTTTCCACCCTTTTCACAACCGGGGTATGCGGGATGACCTTTTGGAGCTGCCATAAAATATTTCCTAGTGTATAGTTTTAATTTTAGTATATGCAAGGAGTTGAATATGCGCAATAGGGCAAAGTGCAAAAAGTGCAGCGATATAATAGAAAGTTTCTTTAACGGTGATCATGTTTCATGCAAATGTGGTTCTATAGATGTATATGGAGGTGAATCAATGAAGTGTGCAGCAATAGACTGGAAAGATTTTATTAGAGTAGATGATGAAGGAAATGAGATTATAACAACTATAAAAAATGAAGAAAGAATCGATATTTGTGAGTCAAACACACAACCAAGCCGCGTCGATTTGATAGATATGTTAGATAGAATGGTTAAGGATATAGATCAATTGCCCTCTTCTGCAATGTCAGCCCCTATAACTCATTATGATCATGCAAGTTTGATTATGTTGATTAGTCAGATATTCAAGACAGAATAGCTGGATTGCCTGTGTCCCATTAGAGTACTCCCTCCGTACAGAAATTTCCGATCGTCCCGTTAAAGTGTTTTATTTTTATCTGGACATATTCCCGTTTGACTCTTAAGATCTATCCCTACTTTGGAGGTAAATATGAGAGTTGGGTACAAAAGAGTTAGTTCACACGAACAAAACCCAGAAAGACAATTGAATGGAATGGAGCTGGAGAGGATTTTTATTGAGTTTGCTTCGGGCAAAGATACAAAAAGACCTGTCCTTCAAGATATGCTAAATTTTTTAAGAGAAGGTGATTCTTTATATGTTCATAGCTTAGACAGATTTGCTAGGAATCTAGACGATTTAAGAAGAATGGTAATGGAATTAGTGGCAAAACAAGTGACGGTTCACTTTATAACTGAGTCACTTACGTTCAATGGTGAGAAGAATATGATGTCTAATCTTTTACTTAGCATGATGGGAGCATTTGCAGAGTTTGAACGCGAGATTATATTAGAACGTCAAAGGGAGGGAATACTTAAGGCGAGGCAAAAAGGAGTCTATAAAGGCAAGTCTAAGTACTTAACACCCGCAGATATTGCCCTACTTAAGAAGATGAAACATGAAAAAATGAAGATTGAAGAGATATCCAATCATTTTCAGATCGGAAGAACCACAGTTTATGAATATTTAAAATGCCCTGTGGATACAGTTCAGCAGCTAATATAAAAATAAAAAAAAATAAAAACGCAAAACGCTTGTGTTAAATTATTACACGGTGTAAACTGTAGATACAAAAGCAGCCGAAAGCTGAAAACAAATCAAAAACAGGGGTTTTTATGACAACAGCACCAAAGAGAAATTTAAAAGATGCGCTAGAGTTAATAAATGCACAAAGAAAAGATATATCCTTAAAAATACGTGATTACCGTGATGTTAGAGAATACATGTATAGCAAAATAGATACAATGTGGGAAAAATTCAATGCGATTCATGAAGTAGAAGAATATGATCCATCTACCGATGATGAGGCATCCAATTTGATGACAACAATACGCCGTTATTCAGAATTAAGAAATTTTGTTGGATGCGGCACACATGATATGCAAAAAGAAATTGAAGTACTTTTTGTTTTGACAGAATCACTTGTAGAAAGAACAGATTGTGTAAACAATGAAGATTTGATAGGAAAAATTGAAGCTGAAATAAATTTAATGAGCAAAAGACTTAAATATTTGGAAAATGTATTCGTGCAAATCAAAGAAGATCTTTTCAAGGAAATTAAATAAAAAATAGGGGTTTTTTATGATAGTAGCAACAAATAATAAGTTAAGAAATGCGTTAGAATTAATAAATATCCAAAGAGAAGCTATATCCTCAAAACTATGTGAATTCGATGAAGCTAGGGAATACATGTATAATAAACTAAATACAATGAGGGAAAAATTCGATGCAATTCAGGACTCAGAAGATTATCAGGAATTAAGCCGAAGCCAAGTAAGCGATATGATAGAAACAATTTGCCGTCATAAAGAATTAATAAATTTTATAGGAAACGGCACGCATGCAATGCAAAAACAAATTGAAGAACTTTTTGTTTTGACAGAATCACTTGAAAAAAGAACAGATTATTCAAAAAATAGAGATTTGATGAAATTAATCGAAGATGAATTAAATTGTATGAGCATAAAACTTGAAAAACATGAATTTGTCTTCATGTCAATCAGCAGAGATATGATCAAGGAGATAATGTAAATATGATACTGAAATTTAAGAAAAATGAACACCTGTTAAAATTCATCAAAGATGACGTAAATTATATGAGAATAAGAATTAGGAAATATAAAGATTTTATTAGTTTAATCGAAATTAAAATAAAAGAAAAAAGTATAAAAATTATTAACGATAAAAATTTTATAAAATTATTTTCAGATGAAATACATGATTTAAAACTGACAGTTAATGAATATAATGAGTGGATCAAATCAATCAAGGAAGAAACATATGATGACGAAATTTGATAACAATAAAAAATTGATAGAATTAATCGAAGATGACGTTGATTATATATTGATGAAGATTGAGAAATATAATGATTTTATTAATTTAGTCGAAACTAAAATTAAGGAAAAAGGTATAAAACTTATTAACTATAGAGAGTTGATAGAAATATTTGCAGAAGAAGTAAATGATATGAAACTAGGACTTAAAAAATATAACGATTTGATAAAATCAATCAAGGAAGGGAAATATGATACTGAAATTTAAGAACCATAAAGATGGATGGCGTTTTTATCCAGCTAATGAAGCTGCTGAGAAGTTTTTATCGACTTTCAAATGCGGTAGAGGTAATCGCATGTGTTTGACAGAGAAAAAAATTGACTTTTTACGTGAGATAGGCGTAGAGTTGGATATCTCAAATGAAGAAAAGATCTAATTATGTCATCAGTAATCAATTGCCAATACTCCTTTTTTGAAACTAAAGAAGAAACAGAAAATCGTGCTTTAATAGATCATATTAAGGAGTTGGAAGCTAGTATTGGCAGAATACGCCGTGGCCAATTTGCAAAACTTGGTGAGCATAACAAGCGTATTCTTGAGCTAGAGAATAAGATGGATATAATTGAGCGTAACATTTGCAGAGGAACGTAAGGCATGACCCCATTAAATAGATCCAAACACTATACTTCACGCCCTAGAAATGATATATACGATACTATAGATCATAAGGTTGAAAGGGTAAACAACATACTCAATGACATATTAAATAATAATTTTGTACATAAAAGGGTAAGGGAGATTAAGGAATGGAAAAATTAAAGTATTGGACAATATCACAAATCGCCAAGAGCGATTTATACCCATTTACATTGGCTCAAATGCGTCATCATCTATTAATACGTGATATCAACGGGTTAGAAAAGGCCGTTAGAAAAATCGGCAAGCGTCTTATTATTCGCATGGATTTATTCGATAAGTGGATCGAATCCTATAAATGATAAGTAATTGATTATCAATAAAATATAAACTTCCTCATAGCGTGCCCGTTAGAAAAATAGGCAATCTGCATTCGCATAGATTTATTCAATTAGGGAATGTGAGTGATGGGTAGTAACTCAATCTTAACTGAGTATTCTCGAGGTCTTCCTTTTTCTTGCTTGTATTCGAATTGTAAGCGTTCATCTCCATCTCCCCTTCCTGCTTTATCAACTCCTGTTAAAATCTCAGCCAATTGATCCCTAATCGTTTTCATAGACATTGGAAGATTATCGCCTACGTCTAATTTTCTTGGAGCTATTCGGGTAAGGGTAATTTTAATAGGCAAAGAAATTGGTAAAGGCATTTGAGGTTTGAAGATGAATATAATTAATTTTCTTTGTTCTTTATGTCGCTTTGATTTTTTAGCCCAATGTTCGCCTGTCATGTTTGCTTCACTGACTGTTCTCATGGGAATGGTGACACTAAACATTAGAATCTGTCCCAGTTTATTAAAACATCGAGATTATCATCTGGTATATTTGCGGGAAACTCCCAAATTACCCCTTTACTTGGCACGCCTTGCGTTATATCTTTTTTCTTGGACTTAGGTACCCTTTCCTGTTTTTTTGTTATCTTAGGCCAATTGTGTGATTTTGATAAGAAATAATCTATGGTATCATAAATTTGCTTTTGCGTTTCTTTTTTCAATTTAATTTGACTCATAATTTTTTACTCCAATTTTAATCATTGCTAACCCCCTCATTTTTGATAAGCCACTCTATAACGTCTTCCCTTAAGTACCCATAGCACCTATCGGATAGCTTGAACCATCTAGGGCCTATTTTTTTCTTTCGCCAATGAAGTAAGGTTGAGGTTGATCCAATACCCAATTTTACAAGCTCTTGAGGTTTTAAAATTAGACGCATTGGGACTTTGTTTAGTATTTCTTGGCGTAAGTCTTTCATTTTTTCTCTGCAAGGTTTTTATTAGGAGTTTATTTTTTAGATTTATGCACATCTTCGATGTAAATTTTTCTTAATTTCTTCCATACAAATGTACCTTTTTCACTTTCAATACGTTTATTTTCTGTGACTCTTTTTATGTAGCCAGTTTTTTCTAAGATCATGATCCATCTTTCTATATTTTTTTTAGATGTTTTTTTCATGTCTGCCAATTGATCATTCGTGGATGATATATACCCGTATGTTTTCGATAAACTCAAAATTTGACCATAAAATATTTTACAGGCATCGGATAGCCTTTTGTCGGATTGGACAACGTAAGGTACGTGAGCTATGGAAGGTAATTCCACACGTAATTTTAAATTATTAGCCCGATCTTCAGTGTTAGTCATTTTAAATTTCCTTTTCAGGTTTTTATTTATTTTCCAATTTTGACATGTAGTTTTTTAAACAGTCATCAAGTGTGCTAGATGGTAAATTTAAAGATACAGTTTCCCAAGGCTCTGAACTTGATCCTCTGTACTGTACTACTGTTTTTAAAACTTTCACGTTAGGAAGATCATTAGTTCCTTTAAAAACAATTGCTTCCCTTCTATTTCTTTCAATATTCTGAGCTTGTTCAGCATATTTTCCATTTATATAAGATTGCAGCATCTGTTCATATGAATTTTTTGGCTTCCTACCTTCTGCAATTTGCTCTTCAAAATAAAATATTGTATCTTGAAGTGCTTTAAATTGATCTTGAGTATATTTTTTAATTCCGTTTTTCATTCTATCGGAAATTCTTGTCCCATCAGGAAATTTATAAGTTTCAGGATCAAAAGAAACGATATCATATTGCGAAGCTGAAGAACGATCAAAAGAAACGTTAGAATGTTGCGAAGCTGAAGAACGATCATCATCAGCTTTTACCAAATCGGTTTCTTGGATTTCCAGTTTAGCTGGTTTTTTCTCATGCTTTAGGTCTTGCTCGGCTTCTTTATCGTTTTTTATATAGATCTTCTTATATCGTTCTTCTTTGGGTGTTTTTGGCGGACTACCCCGTATTTCTGGCGGACTACCCCCCCCCCCCCCCCTGGGGGGGACCCCCCCCTCTTTCTTTTAATTTTTTCGGTTGTATTTTCCGTTTTTTTTCCATATTTTAACCATAAACAACCACTTCGTTTTCCTTTCCCCTCATTCTTTTTTT